CATCTCAAGCAGGAACATTCCCGTTACCTACGGACTTTTACAAGTTAAGAGGTTTGGATTTTAAGATTGATGCGAACGACTGGATTACGGTAACTAAATTCGTATTCGCTAACAGAAACATCATAAATAGGTCAATTTCAAGATCTAGAGTTGGTATCAGAGAAGTCCAGTACAGGATCGTCGGATCTAGCGTCCTAATCGAGCCGTCAATCAATTCTACCGGAGATTATAAGCTATGGTATACCCCAATCTACACCCCTTTAAGTGCGGACACTGATGCGGTTGACGGATTGAATGGTTTCGAGGAATATATCGTGATCGATGTCGCAATCAAAATGCTAGCAAAAGAAGAATCTTCAGTAACTCACCTAGAAAGAGAGAAAGCTTCGATGCTTAACAGGATCGAAGTAATGTCACAGTCAAGAGATTCAGGTCAACCTGAGTCGATCACCGACACCACTCTTTTAGGTCAAGATTTTTTAACTAGGATCTTTTAATGAGTTTAAAAGAATTCAAAACATTAAACGTAAAAGACTATGAACTCGCTAAGGTACAAGACAACACCAGTGAATTCATTAGTCAGATTGTTTCTAATCCTATATTAGGTGGAGTGTTATTAAAGGGTTTGGATGTAACCACAACCGCCACAGATTTCGCACATGGATTAGGCAGGGAACCGGTAGGGTACTTTATAGTTAAAGCGAACGCACAAGTGACTATATTTGATACTGTTTCCACTACACCGAAAGTTGCCTTAAAGTTAACCGGCAGCACAACAGCAACCATCAACTTATGGGTATTCTAGTATGACAACATTTATGAATCTAACCTTACCTACAGTAAGTACAACTATAGGTCCACAATGGGCTACAGAGCTTAATGCGGCAATAACAACTATTGATTCCCATGATCACTCTAGTGGTAAAGGAACTCCGGTTCCAACATCTGGTATCAATATCAACGCTAATCTATCCTTTAACAATAAAAACTTAACCGATGTCGGAGCTATTACATACAATAACCTATCATCAGTAATATCAGATCTTAATTCCTTATATGTATTATCAGGTGATTTATACTTTAATGATGCATCTGGAAGCAACATACGGATCACCGCAGCAGGAGCGATTAACGTATCCTCTGTCGGTGGTATTGGTGGTGATTATGCAACTACAGCAGCCACAGTTTACTATACTGATTCTACTAAGAAATACACTTTCGAGGATTCTACCTCTGCAAATGCAACAATCATAGTCGGAGCGGTAGAGGCAACATCAATAACCGCATCTGGTGCGAGTACACTATCTGGAGCACTGACAGTCACTGGTGCAGCAATAGTAACAGGTACCACAACAGTTTCCGGAGCAATGACAGTTACTGGAGACGCAAGCTTTACAGGCAACACAACTGGTAGAGGGATACTTCCAGTAGGTGCAATACTGCCTTTGATGTCTAATTTGACAGGAATAACTGATGTGACAGCTACAACAGCCGCAGATGCTAACGGGTTTGTCGTTTGTGGTGGTCAAACAATATCAGACGCAAGTTCACCTATGAACGGTGAAGTGATACCAAACATAAATAATGATGTATTCCTAATGGGTTCAGGTACCGCAGGTACAACAGGCGGAGCAAATAGCGTCACATTAACAGCAACTGAGATGCCTGCACACGCCCATACGATCAATCACGGACATTCAGATACATTCGCATTGTCTAGTGCGACGTTTGCCTCTGGATCACATACGCATGACATGAGCCACACACACCAGTGGGCACATTGGGACAACACAGCTGAGGAGTTTTATACTAAGGTAGCCTCTGATACTGCTTCCACATCAATATCAAGTGCGGATAGTGCTTGGTTTTCTACTGCAACAACAACATCAGGAACGCTTGACATATTTAAAACACCATATACTACTAATACTAACACGTTTACAACTGGTGTAATCGATGCACCAACCGGATCTGGAAGCTCAGCAGTCACAGGGGCATCTACAGGCACCAATACAGTAACGTTATCTGGTGCCGTTACTTCGCATTCTGGAAATAGCGGAAGTGTCGGATCTGGAACATCATACAATAACAGACCATCGTACCTAACAGCTAAATATATCATGAGAATAGAATAACAGGAGATAGAATGAATTACAGGTTTAAATTCAAGAGAAAATGGTATTGGAAGACAATCACAGTAGTAGGTCATCAATATGTGGAAGCACAAGATAAGATGGTGCTTTACAAAGAGGACGGGTCTCTGAAAGAGATCAAGAATTGGAAGAACTGTGAAGTAGAACTAAGTACAGATTGGGTAATAGCAGTCAAAAAGAAGATGGAAGAGAAAACAGGTACGACAGTGCCTTTAAAAGTTAAGGTGTAAAATGACTACATTTTTTATGAATCTAACATTGCCAGAAGTGAGTAAGGCTTTATCACCTACTTGGGCAACACAGATCAATACAGCATTAACGTCAGTGGATTCGCACGATCATACATCAGCATCTGGTCAGCGATTAACAACTGCCGGTATTAATATTAACGAAGATCTTTCTATAAGCAGCAATAAGTTAACTACCCTGAATTCAACTAAAGGTCAAAACCGAGCCGCAGTTTCAACCACCAACAACAGCTTTTTCGTTGTTTCAGGTGAGTTTTATTTTAGAGACAATTCAGGAAATGATGCACAAATTACACAAGGCGGATCTGTCAATGTGTCTGGTTTTGGTGGCATAGACGGTGACTATTCCTCAACATTGGCATCTATGTACTACACTGATTCCATTAAGAAATACCAATTAGACAATTCTGACTCAGTAGCATCTGATATAGTAATTAAAGACCTAACGTGTACAACAGTAGCAACTGCAAATGTAACCACTGGATCATTATCGTCACCTGAAACAAACCTAACATCACTAGCATCAGGTGGTTTAGCAGCATCAAATACAGTCGCCTTGAATGGTAACAACACAGGTAGGGGTATCATACCAGTCGGCGCAGTAATGGCGTTAGCGACCAATCTAACTGGTGTGTCAGTCACAACTGGATATGCATTGATGGATGGTAGCACTATATCTGATACAGGATCACCAATGGATGGTGTAGTTTTACCAAATATCAACAACTCCGTATTCCTAACCGGCGCATCTGCCGCAGGAACAACAGGTGGAGCAAATAGCATTACACTAATAGAGGCTAATTTGCCTAGCCACTTGCACACTATTAACCACGGACATTCAGATACATTCGCGTTAGTTAACCCTACAGGGCAGACAGCATCACATACTCACACAATGCCACACACACATATTTGGCAACAAGTACAAGAAGACAGTGCGAGTGGTTTTCATTCTTGGGGTAATACATTGGATGCTTCCGATACAGCATCAACAACAATTGCAGTATCTGACTCTAATTTTATTCAAGAAACAACCACAATCGTACAAACAAACGGTGGCCCTGTAAATAACACTGCTTTTTTATATGATTTTGCTTTGGATGACAATGACCAAATGCACACAACTGGTGTAATTGGTGCACCAACCGGATCTGGAAGCACAGCAGTAACTGGATCTTCGGTAGAATCCACCACAACGACGATTTCAGGATCTGTAACATCAAGTACAGACAACTCAGGCTCTAATGGTTCAGGCGGAGCAATAGATAACAAGCCGAACTATATCAGTACCCAATTCATAATAAGGATTAAATAATGGCCTTAAATAAAACTAAAATAGATGTCGTACTAAATAAAGGTATTGACAATAAGAAAGATAGTAAAACTACACTAACAGCTGACCTATTAGCATTAGAGAATAGAGTGTTTACTAAATCAGGTGTATTAAACAAACGTAATGGCTTCAATGTCCTATCTAATCAGGATTGTAATGATGCAGTTATCACCAATATGGAAGCATTGTCGCTATTTAACAACAAAGAACTAACATTATTCGCTAATTCTAAGCTATATTCATATTCTACACCTATAGATCGATGGGTACAAAAGGATTCTGTGCTATCTGCCTCTATTAAACTACAGGATGTAGTGAATAACTCAGACGGTCATTCTGATTATGATTTCTGTTCAGCTAACGGCGTATCTTTGATCGTCTGGAAGAATGACACAACAGGGTATCTGGAGTATTCAGTGCAGGATGATGCTAGTGGGAGTTTCTTCATTCAAAACGCAGAACTAACTCAAACCGGTGACTCACCGAGATGTATCGCTTTAGGTAATAGCTTGTTCGTATTTTACGGTGACTCCACAGCTCTCAAGTTCCTGTCTATATCAGCTGCAAGTCCATGTGCCGCCGCAGCAACAGGAACAATTACAACGACATACGAGAATCTACATACTGATCATATCTTTGACATCACATCAATCGGGTTCAACGGTTTCATATTCTACAAAGGTGCAACCGCAAACACTGTTCAGGAGCTTGAAATCAACACTGGTGGGCTCGTAATCAACGACAATACAGTAACTGCCACCGTGATTGACTGCCTCACTGTGGGGACATACACAGCCTCTGATGCTAAAGATTACTTACACCTAGCATACAAACAAACTACATCACTAGTTAAAGCTGCTATATACACTAGAACTATGGTTGTTCAATCAGCTATTCAAACAATAGATGCTACATCAAGTACAGATATTCAACGTATTACATTAGGCAAACAAGACTCTACAGATTCAGTAAGGATCTTTTATCAGACAAATGGCTCATCACCTGAAGATACACTAATCAGATCTAACACATTATCACTAGCCGGGACAGCTGGTACTGCCTCTGTGTTCCTAAGATCAGTCGGTATCGCATCAAAAGCATTCAATACTGGTAGTATATTGCTATTAAACGTACTACATGAGTCACCTTTACAGGCTACTGTGTTCACAGTTAATGAAGATAAAGAGGTCGTTACAGTATTATCGAGGGGTAATGCAGGAACACATGCCGCTATGTGGACACCACCTAGCGTATATCAGCTCACAACTGGTGAGTACGCATTTCCAGTAAGTATCAAAGGCAGGATAAGATCAGAGAACTCGACTCTATTCTCACTGTTGGGAATATCAGTTAGTAAGTTAGACTTTACTGGGCCAAATGTTTACAATTCTACTACCTTAAATAACAATCTGTTTGCGGTTGGTGGACTATTAAACAACTATGACGGACAACAAGTCACAGAACAGGGCTTCCATTTATTCCCAGAAGGAGTAGCACAATCAGGAACAGCTACATCTGGTGGTTTCATATCTGACGGTGTTTACCAGTATTCAGCTGTTTATCGCTGGGTAGACAACAAAGGTAACGTACATCAATCAGCTCCATCTGTACCAATCACATACACAGCGGCCGGTGGCACATCTTTACAAACTATCAGCATCAATGTTCCTACATTGAGAATCACTCAGAAAACAGGTGTAAGAGGCGAAGCGACTGTCGAACTGTACCGAACAGAGGCAGCAGGAACAATCTTTTATAAAGTAACTAGTGTTTCATCACCTACAAACAATAATACAACTACAGATACAGTAACAATAGTAGATACATTAGCAGATGCAAGTATCATATCTAACGAGATACTTTACACTACAGGTGGGATATTAGATAACATTGCTGCACCTGCATGCGATATAACTGTGTCACATAAGAACAGGCTATTTATCGCAGGATTGCAAAATAAGAACGAGATTAGGTATTCTAAGATCACACGAGTCGGCGAAGGTGTTGCATTTAACGAGGCATTATCGATAATAGTTGATCCGGTTGGTGGTGACATCACTGCATTGGCCAGTATGGACTCGAATTTGCTAATCCTAAAACGAGACAACGTGTACCGGGTAGCAGGCGACGGGCCATCTGATACTGGTTCTGGTGGGTCATTTACTGAACCAGAGCTAATTTCAACTGATGTTGGTTGTGTAGACACTAATTCAGTCGTATTGGGAAGTGTTGGTTTGTTCTTTAAGTCATCAAAAGGCATCTATTTAATAGACAGATCATTAACATCAGTCTATATTGGATCGCAAGTAGAGGACTTTAATGGTGAATCTATCACATCAGCTAAGATCCTGGATGACGTAAATGAAGTGAGATTTGCAACAAGCTCAGGTAACATATTAGTTTACAACTATTTCTTTAAGCAATGGTCTGTATTTACAGGCAACAATATGATTGATACTGAAATATTCAATAACGCTTATACTGGGATCTCACTGGAAGGTAACTTTCTGCAAGAGAATACAGGATTCAAAGATAATGACGCATTCGTTAACTCTAAGATTTCGACCGGTTGGATCAAGGTTAGTGGACTACAAGGGTACCAGAGGGCATATAGGTTAGCTGTATTAGGTGAATTCAAGTCTAAACATCAGCTTAAGGTGACTATTTATAACGATTATTCATCGATTGTCATGCAGGAACATGTGTTTGATGTCAATTCTATCCTGTCTGCGGACACCGGATTCTATGGTGATGATACATACGGCACAACTGATCCATACGGACAAGAAGATAATGGTGTTTATCAATTCACTTTACACTTGAAACGACAGAAATGTCAAGCATTGAGGGTCGTAATCGAAGATGTTTATGATAATTCAGACAACGACGGAACAGGTGAAGGTGCCAATATCACTGGTTTAACTGTGGAAGTAGGAACTAAGCGTGGTATTAATAAGCAATCACAGACAAAGAAAGCATAGTAACAAATCAGTATTAGTGAGGACATACAAGGAGACAACATGTATTTCGACTACCTAACATCAAGATTACCTGAATATAGTGTAATTAAAGAAGAGAATGGATTTTGCGTATACAAAGAAGTAGTGTTTAATGGTGATAAAGCTATGTATATACAAGATATATATGTAAAACCAAATCATAGATCAACATATTTAGCATCTAGTATGGCAGATAAGGTAGCCTATGAAGCAAGAGAACAGGGCATTACTAAACTATTAGGTAGTGTGGTTCCTACAGCTAATCAATCAACTGCATCAATACAAGTATTACTCAACTACGGAATGAATGTTGTTTTATCAGAAAATGACATCATCTATTTTATAAAGGACATCTAATATGGGTGGCGTAAAGAACTTTTTTAAGAATCCATCGAAAGCAATAGCCAGATCTAGTGTTAGTAAAGCATTAAGCCCGACTATATCTCGAACGGATTCAGGTACAACTGATGTTTCAGGCATTGAAAGAGCATCAGACACATCTGGCTTATCTGCTGATTTAGCCAGGCAACGTCAAGCAACAGCCAACCGTAGTGGCCCAGCGTCAGTTGGTGCTTCCCTGGTTAATCGAAACCAAGTAGGTAATGTATCCGCCAATCAAGTAGGTGGAATGGCTGCGACTAATATCAATCGTGGTGACGTAGCTAATGTGAGAGCTGGTCAAACACAGGGTATTGGTACTGAATTATTGAACCGAGCTGATGTCAGAGATGTTGGTGTAGGTGGAGTAAGATCGGCCGCTGGTGTAGCTGGCCCAGATAGAACAATAGTCGGACAGGCTGCTGGACCACAAAGGGCGATGGTCGGACAGGCCGCTGGCCCAGATAGAACAATAGTCGGACAGGCTGCTGGACCGCAAAGGGCAACGGTAGGTGACGTATTAGCCGCAGACGCAGCGCAGATCGCCACAGGACAAGAGCAGCAACAAAGGCAGTCACAATTAGCCTTACAACAACAACTAAGAGCACAGGCCGAAGGAACTGCACCTAGTATAGCGGAATTACAAGCTAAACGACAAGGTGACAGAGCATTAGGTCAACAACTTGCTGCTCAGGCAGGTCAAGTTGGACCACAAGCCGCATTGGCACGTAGAGAGTCAGGTAGAGCAGGAGCACAAATCGGAGCAGATATAGCCAATCAATCAGCTATCCTACGATTGCAAGAACAACAAGCAGCACAACAAGCATTAGGTGATCTATCTACTCAAGTTAGAGGTCAGGATATTGGTGTAGCAACGTCACAAGCCGGTTTAGAGCAACAAGCTGGATTAGCCGCTGCTGACAACAAAATGCGACAATCATTAACTCAAGCAGGTATTGATGCTGATAGGTTCCAGCAGATGTCTGCACAGGAACAACAATCAGTATTAGCACAAGCTGGATTTGACTCTCAACGTGCTGCTCAAATATCCGCACAAGCACAAAATGTAATGTTGACTCAAGCAGGTATTGATGCTGATAGGTTCCAGCAGATGTCTGCACAGGAACAACAATCAGTATTAGCACAAGCTGGATTTGATGCAAGCAGAGCACAACAAATATCCGCACAAGCACAACAAACACAATTAGCTAACCTAAACGCTGAATTAACTAATGATGATCAATCACTCAGAGCTGATATGGCTAACCAAGGTGTTGATTTTGATACATTCAAAGCCAATATGGACTCAGCTATTCAATCTAATTTAGCTAA